CCAATTCTGGTGTGGCTCCCAGTCGTGCCTCACGCCCATATCCTTCAGCTGCTCCACCAGCAAGTCATACTCTTTCGCTCCGTGGTGCGCAATCATCATCAGGGCGGCATCAATCTTCTGTTTAAAAATTAACACGTCCCCCCTATTTACTTTCTTTCCCCACATTAATTCACGGTGAATCACTTTCAACGGTAACGGTGCGGCCACGTACCCGTCGCACTCCACAAACGGCGATTTAAGAAAAGTCAACTCAACCAGAGGTTCAAAAGGGATAATTTCAGCAGTCTTATTCGCACTGGTCACTGTCATGCCTAAGTGGTAGGCAACCTGCTTGAATGTATCACGATTGTAGTACTGCAAGACCTCGTCCCGCGCTGCGACAATCACATCGTCCCCATAAGTCAACGCACGCACGTCGTCATCGAAATGCGCTAACGTGGCGGTCAGTCCAGCTGCTCGCCTCGAAAGCACATACGCTGCCAACACAACGTACCAATTGGTGACTGAATTGAACACATCCGTAATGGGTGATCCTGAACAATTGCCCACGTCCTTCCTCACTATCGAATCTTCTACCAACACATGCGAGTGCACAATCGCTTCGACCAACGAAGCCCGCTCACTTCTCCACCTCTGCCCGTAGAAATTGTCCACTACGGCGGAGAAAGCGTCAACAGCGCACTGCGGAACCGATCCATCATAGTTCGAGTAATCCACATCAAAACCATTCTCTCCGACCTCGCGCAGACCATCGAGGTAGGCACCCCAACATTGATCTTTATCTTGACCAATCCCATGGCACAAATTAAATCCTGCTCGCTCCTTGTAGTTGTACAAAAAGCATCCAAAGTACTTCCTCACTAACAGTGTTATGTCAAGGGTTGGCTGCACAAATACGCGCGTTTTCGCTATGCGCGCTTTTTCCCGCGACACCAACTCATCTTTGTTTGTAGCCACCCAAATAGTCACGGGAGCCAGCCCTTTTTGAATCCTTGTCTCATTGTCTCTGAGTTTATCCAAAAAAGAGAAGCCCTCCTTCATCGGTTCCCCAGCACGCGCTGAAAACTTATATCGGTACGGTTCACCTTCAACCACAGGCAACAATTCAAACAATTCCTTCTTCCCACACTCAAAGTTATCTTGGTACAACCCACACGATGTGGCAAGCACTATCGGATTCATCTTCGCCACCCCATTTATCATGTGATCCTCACTAAGCAACTCCGGGACAGCACAATGCCCAACCTTGCCACACATATAATTCACAACCAACTGATGCACGTCTGTAGGAATTGCACTCCTCAGGTTGTTCTCATACTTCTGCACGTTGGTCCACATAGGGTGGACAACGGTGTCTCCGATCTTTACGCGCTTCTTTGTAGTAGGCAGAAATTCATCACACCAGTCCTCATGCTGCAGCTCCGACCGTTCAAACGCTG